GTACCGGAACAACGTGATTGAATGCGATCATGGCAAACTGAAACGGATAATCGGCGCCACGCTGGGATTTAAATCCATGAAGACGGCTTACGCCACCATCAAAGGTATTGAGGTGATGCGTGCACTACGCAAAGGCCAGGGCTCAGCATTTTATTATGGTGATCCCCTGGGCGAAATGCGCCTGGTAAGCAGAGTTTTTGAAATGTAAGGCCTTTGAATAAGACAAAAGGCTGCCTCATCGCTAACTTTGCAACAGTGCCCTTAAAAATGGTTACGTGCGAAACTCCCACAGCGTCGCCAAGGTTCTGCTGAGTTAGGTTCAATTCTGTTCTTCGCGACCTAACGCGATCACTGAGGTAGTTAATTTTCATACAGTTAATAAAAAGCAAGGCTGAGCGTCTTACACCTTTGTTTTAGTTCCATTTTCCATCAGATCAAGCATGGCGCCTCTTTGGGCCTCTATATGCCTGATATAACCCATAAGTGTCTCAGTTTTCGTCCAGGTACCTTCCTGCATGATCTGCGGAACGCTGTAGCCGGCAGCAGCCATATCTTGCGCGGCACCTACGCGGGCACTATGACCAGTCCAACACGTATAACGATCTTTGTTGGCTTTTTTGTCGGTTTTCCCGAGTGATGCCCAGGCGTCGGAGAAAATCTTTTCTATCGCCGGCGCGCTTAGCGGAGTTGCAGTGTTGATGATCGCCTTGTTAGTTCGATGTGTTCTACAAAATAGAAATGCGTCAGGATGGTCAGATAACCCAGCTGCATTTATCCAGGACGTAAGCCGCTCGGTAGACAGGGCACTGAGTGATTTCGTTACCCCGCCGGCTTTCAGAATGGTCTTCGTATAAGTTACGTTCAGTATGATCCGCCCGTCCTGCGCCCGCTCAATATCACGAACGCGCAGACGGCCTATTTCACTCATGCGCAATAGGGTGCTATAGGCAACATGAAGAAATGCCAAATTACGGATTATCGCAACGCGATCCGAGTCAGCCCAAACGGCATCGATGCTAAGAAGGTCATCGCGGCGGAATGGGACTGCTTGCCCTGTCCGGTCACCAGAAACCAACGCAGATCTGCGGGTTAACCGCATGGCTCGAGCGATCGTCGGTGAAGCTGTGGGAGATACCACTTGGGCCTGTTTGTGAAGCATCGAGATCAGTGAAACATGAACTTCAATAGTGCCGACAGATTGGCCGCTATCTTCCAAGTGTGAAATATAGTCTCGAAGATCCGCGCTTTTCATAGGAAAAAAAGTCCGACCTTCTTTCGCCGCCCATGCCGCGACTATACGCATGACACTAATTAACTGCGCCCAGGTGTTCGTAGCGAAGGCACCTTTATCGCGGACGAACTCGCGTAGCCGCTGAGAAATATCGTCCTGCGCACCTACGGCCACCAAAGAATTCAGGTCTGTAATGCCGTTCATAATTTAATAGTCCTTCAATTTACAGTTGGTAGCGCTACGTGAAAAATAATAAGTCACCAGGGGTTTTCCCCGTCAGATTCTTTGTAGCGTTACCTAGCCCAATGTTGCTACTTTTTCCATCTGGTTGATGAAAACCACCAGCGGAGAGGGAAAGGCGACTATTCGCACATCTCAAATCCTGTCAGTGATTGGGACGTCACTTTTCACTGTTTCATGTCACGCCAAGTCTGTTTGGGTGATTTGCGAACAATCCTTGCCGGCAACGTGATTAAGCCATAGGTCGGTGACACAGAAAAAATTTTTCTAATGCGGACTCGTGACGATCGCCCCGCTCAACCTTCCATAGTCGCCCCTAACTTTATATAAGTCCCATTATATAAAGTTACCGCCAAGGAGTACAGAACCGGCTCAATTTTACTTAAGACGTTATCTTTTGGGGGCTAAGAACATTTTGTGATGTGTGCCATGGATATCCACACCTCATGGGTATAAACAATGAAGAATATCAACGTTTGTAATGCGTAAAAGTTACGTTTTCGTTTGTTATAATTTGTAATGGACAGCGATCTAAAACCAGATAAAATAGCGCCGATGTGAAAAACTAACTGACTATTATTGTAAAGGGAGTTTCGTGAGTTCTTTAACCTCGCCCGACGCTGAGCAAATATTGCAGTCGGCTAAGAATAACTTTATTAGCAGTAGGTCTTCTTCTTTCATCGCGGAAATGATGTGCATATTAAGTGCTGAGTTTCCGAGCACTTGTGTGCAGGAGGCACATCGTAGGATCAAAGCCCTTACCAACATTCATAATGCGCATTCAAATAGTTTTAGTGGTTAATTTTTAAAATATATTTGGCGTCTATGACCCCTTGTAGGGGTCGCTACTCCCTCCAGTAAATCCGAACCCATCCGACCACCCCCGTAGCGTTTTTCGGCCCTCTATGGGGGGGTGTAGGTGCGGAATCCTCTTAAATCACCACCTATCTCTACGATCCAGCAAAAAACATTCTCAATTCGCGTTGAAACGTATTAAAATAAAAAGTGTGTCTGTTTATCTAATAGATAATTAGAATTTTTAGATGTATCCAGAATGGATTGTGCAGCGTTAATTAACGTATGGGAATGAATAATAGAATGAATACTGCCCTGTTCGATACCGCGTTTAAAGCCTTTAAGGAAGTACGGAGGGAGTGGATTCAGATTTTACAGCGCTACGCGGTGTACATTAACGATACCGGAGACGGCGTGCAACGGCCAGTGGCGGTGATCGATGATCCCGAGGTTATGAAGCGCCTGAGTCACCTACAGCTTGAATGGGAGCGTTTTTACCTCCTGGCGGAATCTCGCCGGCTTAAAAAGTTGTCGCCGCTGCCGGTTTCGTTGTATTCACCGGTACCGGTCATCGCAAGTAGTGGTGACTTAGCTGCTGTCATTGTTACCCAGGCGGCCAATACCATGAAATGGCACAGAGACAAGGTGATCATGTCCCTGGAAAAGAAACTGGCTCAGCATGTCAAAATGCGCCGGCTGGTGGAGTCTGGTGCATTGCCACAGAGTGAGTTGCCTTTAATCAATGCGACCATTGCCGTATACGAAGCCGATCTTGAGCGCTTCAACGCTATGCCTGAAGGTACAATGCTCGTTCGCCGGCAAAGTGGATATACCGACGTTATCGTAAAAATTAAGAATGAAGCCTCACAAGATGAGGTGTCGACCTTGAGTTCTATCTTCGACGGATTTGTTGAAATCGAGGTTATTCGTGTTGGCGCCTATGGCTGCGTGGTGGATGGTTCCAAACTGAAATATGAGCCAGTTATCGACGACAAGACCACGGCGGAAACTCGTAGAAATGTATACGCCAATGTCACGCCAGTACCTTGTGCACTAATGAGTTCTAACGCCTCCTTATATCTGCTCGATGACGTGAACCGTGCCAAAGCAGAAGCGAAGCAAGCTGCCCTGGATGAGCGTCGTAAGACGAGTCGCCAGGTAATGCGAGCTTCTCGCGGTCATATTGATGAAGGCGCAGAAGAAAAGAAGCCGCTCCGCACACGGATTTCAAGCAAAGCTGTCCCCAAAAATTGACGCTTTCAAAGCTGCGAGGAAGAGGCTATGCCGCCCCTTCCTCTGCATCATCAAAGTCATCCAGGTATTTCAACGCATCCACTCGTACATTCTCCCTGTCGAAACCAACGTCATCATTTGCGGCCACAAAATCCACCAGCATCGAGAAGCAATACGTATCCCATAGGTCAGGTGACTTGATATTAAGTTTCTGACGCATTACGGTTTTTTTCATGATCACGTTCTGGCCCATCTCATTTATGTCGACGGGGATCTTACTGGCTTGTTCAGCTGTTTTAGGGTTCGCATCAAGACGCATACGACCGGACTTTATCGCATCCCTTGCCATAATGTTGGCAAAAGCGCGTTGGTTGGCAAATCGCTGTTTATCGTCGCGGGAGTGCATTGGTTTACCCCAATTTATACGAACAACAGGCACACCAAGGGACTCTAATTCCCTCACTGTTGCGTCGCCAATGCCGTCGGCATCCACGGCTATTGTTATGTTGGGGAACTTCTCTTGAGTGCATTCCTGGAAGATATAGTGCGCAAACTTCACGGGGTGACAGTCGCCGGCCATCTCCATTACCAAGAACGGAACTACTCGCCTGGTGTGGCGCCGACCGGACACCCTGAAAATACTCAACACTGATTTGTCGCGGCCGTTACCAACGTCACAACACGCAACCCAACCCCAGCCTTTATGGAGGCGTACTTTCCGCCGGGCTGCCCGTTCGCATTCATCACGCCCCAGCAGGAAGCCATGAGCATTTTTAGGGAACAGCCCAAGCACCTTGATTTGATACTCAGGGTTATCGCGGCCACCATACTCCAGCAGTTTGCTGCGTATAAACTTCTCATTTACCCAAGGGGACTCCTCAGAGTTAAGCGTAATAGCTGTAAAGTCGCCCCTTGGGTTTTCCTTGGAGCGGGCAAGCTTGTGATGAGAGTCGTAGAAATAGCCACTTGGGCGAGTTGGCTGAGATATCAGTAATAGTCGGTTATCGTCCTCTGTCAGGGCGCCAGTGATGATACCGAAAGCTTTGTCATTAACACCTGACGCTTCATCGATGATGTAAAACAGGTGTTTAGCGTGTTCGCCGGCAAGTGCCTCTTCATTACCACGGCGGAAGCCCTTTGGAATGACTGTCCAGCTGCCTTTATTGGCGATCTCATAGAAAGACGTATCGGTGATTACAAAGTAATTCTGGAGCCACGGTTGCCGGCGAACGCATTCATTCCAGTTTTGTTTTATATATTTGAAGATACCGGTCATAACCTGCTGGATTTTGTTCGCAACGATAATGACGCGCGCACCTGGGTAAAACATGAGGTAGCACAGGATCATGATAGAGGTCATGTCCGATTTACCCGTACCATGCCCGGATGCAACAGTTGTGCGGCTACCAGTATCTTGGGCGGCGTTGATAATCTCTTCCTGCTGCCAGCTGGGGATCTTACCGAACAGCTCCACGGCTGCCAGGCTCCAGTCATAGCGATAGCGGATTACCATATCCCGCCAGCGGGGGTCGGTGATGACCGAACGTATCGTTTTACGCGCCATCTTTTGCCCCTCCTGGCCCATACAACTCTTCGTCGGTTAGTTCGTCATCAAACTCCTCGTCAGACTCAAATTCACTACTTATAAACTCGCCCTCGCGTCCATCTCCATCGGCGTCAATATCTCCATAGCTACCTTCATCAACGATCTGCGCGACCATTGCTCGCCGTTCTGCAATGAATTCCTCTTTACCCTCCCTCATTGCCTTATGCTTTCTGGCTTCTGCATCGATTTGTTCATCATCGACGGTACTTGTATTGTCATCAGGCTCAGGTGGCTTGGTGGCCTCTATACGGGCTTGCTGCATCAAATGAGGGGGAACTATGCCTCCGTTTGCTTCGATGAACTCTGCCGTCTCCTGATAGCTCCAGTCGTGTTCCTTTTGTTGTTCATAGGCCACCGCAATCAGATTAAGAGTTTCCATTTTGATGCTGTGGGCCTCTTCCTCTCTGCGCGACTTCAACATCACTGAACGTAGTGCGCTCATCGATTTGGCTGTTTCACCGATCCCTACACTGACATTGAGTAGCATCTGTAGCGTTTTGTGTACCGGGTGCGTGCCTCCTTCATCTGGCTTGAACCCCTCAGCCTCCTCGTCTAACCGATCGAGACTACGATTGCGAGCGCGCTCCATGAGTTTTAGGTGGGAATAGACCATTGCAATTGAGCGAGCTTCTAGGGTGTTAATGAAGTTTGGATCTTGCATTTCCTCAAGGGTGTCCTCCACATCCTGGGGGCGAGGTGTTGCATAACGGCCATGAATAATGCACTCCTCGTTCATGTGTCCAAAGCGACGGCCGCCCCGCGCTTTAGGCACATGAAGCAGGGCCGCATCGTCCACCCCGTTCGCCGCCGGGAAAGTGATCTTTTTGTCGCTTGCGTGATCACGTGCTTTTCGTGATCGCTTATGGTCTGCCGCCTCAGCGCTAAATCGTGTATCACCAGAGCTGGTGCGGGTTCGTCGTGTTTTTTTGGGGGCAGTGATCACGTGATCACTTTCGTTCCCGATAGGATGATCACTTGAACGATCACGTTTGTGATCACCTTTAGAGGCCTTTCCTGCTGTCGCTTTCTTTGGTTTATTTTTTGTGGCCGGCTGCGACTGGTCTGCCGACTTCTTTTTTAGCTCTCTACGGGCCGTATTTGCGTTCAAGCCGTGGGCTTCTGCATATTCCTTGACTGTGATCCCTCGCTCATTTTGGAGCGCGGTAAATCTTTCTCTGTGCTCATCCCAGGTCATTCGATGCTACTCAGTGGCCTAATTTCAGTACGTGCAACGCGGTATATCAAAAGTGAGTAATGAAGCTGGCATTTTTAGATTTATCATGTTTTTGAAATCATTAATTAACCATTTGCAATCAAATATCATCTCTTTGCTTGAATGGATGATCGCAGTGAGATAATCTCTCACCGTGTTTTACCTAACAGAGAAAAAGGCGAAAAAAATGAGCAAAAACAAACCAGTTTATGTGGCTTTAGACTGTGGCTCTGGCAATGTTGCTACCGTAATGGAGAATAAGGGCGAGGTTCAGATTCGTGTAACTCCATCGTTTGTAGCGAGAGTGCTGGGACAGGCGAAAGAAAGCGACTCGAAGACTAACTGGGTTACAACGGGTGCCAGCGGCGAACTGGAAACCTATGCTGTGATGAATAAGGCTATCGGCGCCATTGATACCCGGACACCCGATTATCAACTGAGCGCGGCTTGTCGTGTGCTTGTAGTTAATGCTTTGGCACAGCTCAAACTTGGCGGCCGCAAAGTAGTAATCGCTGACACCTTGCCGGCAGACCAGTATTACGATGATAACAACGCCATAAACCGCCAGCAGATCGAGCTGAAGAGAAATTCCTTGATGACCGCGGTAACCAACGCCACCAGCGAAATTGCTTCACCTGATATCGTGTGTGTTGAAATTATGCCGGAAGCCGTGACCGCATATAATGCAGCCCTATACACTCAGGATGGGCAAGATAACCCGTTCCTGATAGGTGCCAAGGATGTAGCCATTATCGATATTGGCCGCTATACCTGCGATGTCGCACACTTGGACTGTGACAACCATACCCTGTTCTCCCGTGGCACAACCCCTCGCGGTGTTCATATCATGCTGGAAGCGGTCAAAATGCAGATGATTGACCAGGCAGAAACGATCGGTATCCCTGTGGAGAAAGTTCGCGTGATGACGCTCGATGACATCGACTCCATTGTCCGCAAGGGCTACTACGGTTCGAGCATTGAAGCCTTGAAGGATAAACGTGTGTATCTTGACCATATCATCTCGGCTGCGGCAGCTAGCTTCGCAAGTGAAATCAACTATGCTCTCAAAACGATTGTTAAGTCACTTGGCAGCATCGACGCACTGATTATTGTTGGTGGCGGCGCCTACTATATTGGTGGCTTGCTTCGAGAAATGCCTAACTTTGTTGCGGATTGGCATGATAACGTTGTGATACCCCACCAGCCAGAAACTGCGGTTGCACGAGGCGCCTACCTTGCCCTGCTGGCCCGGCATGATGTGGAAGAACAAACAACTGAAATTGAGGCTTAATTATGGCTGAAAACAAACGCCGGCTACTTCAGCTTAATCTGGATAAAGTTGCTGCTCACAGCTATTTTGGAAAGCGCTTTGTCGATAAGCACCAAAAGACTGATGCTCTGGTGTCCCGGCAGGCACTGCTGTTCAACTCGATCAGCATCGGCAATATGATTATCGAAAGTGGTTTGGATAGCGCCTTTAAGGCCCTGGATAATGCGACGTTTGCGAACGCCAGTAAGGCGGATCGAGCCGAAATGATTCTTCGAGCGTTGGAGCTATTTAGCGGAGTTAAAACCAACAGCGCCAAAATCCCTCAACAAGCTCATGAGCCGGTAGTGCAAAGGGTTGTTGATTCAGCGCCACCAGCAGTGAAAGCTGAAGAGAAGCCCGTGGATCAGACACCTGAAGTACCGGCTGAAGAATACAGTGACAGCGCCGAAACCACAAAAATGTCATTGCCGTTAAAACGTGATAAAGCCCGAACGTTTAGCTAATAGGCTGTGAAATAACTCCCTTCCAAAAGCCATCGCACTAAGCATGGCTTTTTCTTTTGCATCCCCCCTGAGTGTTTCCTTGATGATGGTCGTGGACAGATCAGTGCGTCGACCATTTCGGAACTTGAAGTAATGGCTGCTGATAGCTTTCAAGTGGAAAGTTCGCGGCCGGATCTCGTCATAAAGCACGCAATCCGCCTGGTTGGAACGGTAGAAACCTTTCAACCGTATGTAGATGTCATTTTTTTCTATGAGGAGGCCTGGATACGCTTTCTGGAGAAGAATAGTTAGCTCGGGGGCTGAGACAGGCCTATTTAGCCTCAACATAAAATCTGCGACTTCTGCACTGTTGATACGTGGGCGATTTTCCTGCATTGCGTCCTTCACTCTGCGTTGTTGCGTAAAACTAATTAAATACCATGCAACGATAATAGCGGGAGATTCACGACCATTCAAATACGCTGTTGAGCCGAATAACTCACAAGTGCTAAGACGGGCGTCGATTCTTCCGTTAATGCAATACTAATTAACTAATTATTTCGAAACCTCTCGCAGGCCATCTTCATTTTTCAGTACATTGCTCTGTTTTGTGCCATTTCAGGCCGAATCAAACCGTCCAAATCTTGCGGGGCTTAAATATGATTCCATTTATCTATCATATGATTAGATTTAACATGACCTCTGGGTGTCATGGAGGCGCACAGCTAGAGGTATAACCTCATATGCCAATGAACTACGCTTCAAATCGGGCTTTACCAGCGCCATTGGTTTTGTTCATGCCGTTGGCGTTTCACGGCTTATTCTTTCAGGAGAAATTTTTACACCCGCTTGCGTGAGTCATGGTCAATTACTAATAATTTTTTAAAGAGGGTTTGATAAATGTCCAATCTTTTAAATAATCACAACGATAGAGTTATAACTGGCGCGGAGCTTGCGGAGACTGGCTTATCTGTCATCGCTGATGCGATCAAAAATGAACTCATATCACTTGAGGTAGGTAGGATATTTGACGATATTTATGTTCATGCGGATAGACCCGAGGGGGTGGTTAGGATCAGTTATGTAATGTTTAGCCCAACAGTCCAGAATGAAGTTATAGCTAGGTGTTCATTTGTGCATACCGGAGAGAGCAAGGGCTTACCACACTTTCAAGTTGACTGGGCTGTTTTATCTCATTACAGATCAAAGGGTTTTGGGAAAGCGATTGCCTTCAAGGCATTAAGTGAATTTATAAGTGGGATGCTTCCGCATTCCGAAAATGGGTTCATTGTCGAAGCTGTAGTTGATGCTGGTAATGAAGTATCCATGAGTATAGCCAGACAACTTATCGGAGGAGAGGAAATCTTAACCAAGCCTGATACAGGAATGAACGCTCATAGTTTCCTGAAGATTTACTCGCCAAATTACTAACCTGACACCCTCGGAATGGATTTTTTTTAATCGATAAATGGCTTTTAACGGACAGTGTTGTCTACTAATCGTTTTTTCAGACAACCACCTCATTTTTAGCGTACGTTTTTGTACGGTTGGCCCTCAAACCCCGAGATCTGGTATGAAACGACATAATGCAATTACCATAGCCGCTACACTGCTAATGGCCTCTCAGGCACATTCCGCAACAAAATCCAGCATAGATCCCGCAGCAAAAGAAATAGTGTCAATGATGTGCCGGTGGGAATTGGACAGCGGTAAGCTGACCGAGCAAGCGCAACTCTTAACAGTCTATGAGAATGGTAAAGACAAATATTGGCTGGAGCTGCACCCGTCTGTTAAGGGGAGCATGCCGCCTATCGTGTACAAGCGCCATCGAGTAGGTGGTTTTGTCGAAGGTGAAAAGTACAAAGAGTATTTCTGGAAAGGCTCTAATTTCCGCCTAACGATGCTTCGAGATGCCATCTTGAGGAAAGGCGAAGTTATGCTGGGGCTAGAGGACGTTGATAATGCGGCAATGCCCGTCAGCAACGCAAAGTGTGACAATGTAACTTACGCGGACAGCAACTAATGAGCAGCGTTAAGTTCCTTCCATTCGTGGGCGGCCGCTACTACTCAAGCCGCTATGGCGTTCGTGTCCTGGTGCTTGGCGAATCCTACTGTGGCGACGCAGAAGACAATGCGCCGGACTTCACACAAAGCGTCATCAAGGATCACGCCTTTCCCGAATTCAACCGAGCCATAGCAAAAGCCCTTTTCCTGGCAGGCTCAATATTTGTTCTTCACCCCATAACTCTATCCGTTTCGCTGCTAACATCAGGCTTTGAAAAAATAACGAAGGATCCTTTGTATGACTGATACCGCAGCAAATGAGATAGCACCACATTTATCCTCAATCTTTGAAAATGAAGCCAGTGGGATTCTTCAGGATCTGATCGGTACTCCAACCCTAATGGGGATGATGATGTTTGCGACCGAGGAAGAAGTAAAAGCCGCGCGCAGCTACATCATTGGCATATTTGAAGAGTGCTACCGCGTCGGACATTTACGCATCATGGGTTCCGCTGATGATGGAGCCTTGTTCGGGTACGCCTTAATTTTTGGCCATCCATCGGAAAACTATTCGTTGTACTGCCATAAAATTTATGTGTATGAGCAATATCGTGGTAATGGAATTGGCAGCCTGCTGCTGGGCGGGATTCTTGCCCTTCCAAACGAAGTTGGTCTGGTTTGCTCGTCTGATCTCGTTCCTTTTTACGAATCTGCCGGAATGCACTTCAAAGGAAACTTCACTACGCCATCAGACGGGGGATTCACGAAAACTCGCGGTATGTATGCAGGTCTTTGCGTAATGAGCACTGATAGTGGTGAGGCTAATGGCCTGCCCATCTTCATGCTGAACGATAGCGACATTGATAACATCATACAGGCCATAGTATCAGCCAAAAAATGATCCCCATCCCCGGCATTGACCGGGGATTTCAATGATGCTTTTTTCCGCATGTCATTGTAAAGGGAGCGGAACGACCAGTGTCAGGCCGTTCTTTATTTCTTAGTCCTTGTATTCTTTTTCATTTCTTTTCGATATTCAGCCGCACCGTAAACAAAACTTAAAGCTCCAAACAGTAATGCTATCTTGCCGGCAGGTGCCGTACCCCATTCAGCGCCCCATGCCATGCCAACGATAATGCCCCAGGTGATGAATGCCGCTCCCACCAGCAGGGAGCGGAACATTGCGATTATTGTGTTTCTTACCATTCAGATTTCTGGCGCCGGCTGTGGGAGCATCGCCTTAAAGAGCTTCGCCCTGTCATCATGCTCCGCCCTTTCCTCTGGAGTCATAGCCTCCATTTCAGCGTTGTACTCAGCCCTGCGCGCAAGCGCCTCGAGGAGCACCCTAGTCGAAATACCTTTGCCGAACTTCAAGCCAGGCAGCAAATGCACGGGGCATGGCAGTCTTTCAGGATATGCCGGCGATTGTGGGGAGGCATAGAGTCGGTGAATCCCTTTGCCTAGCTGCATTCCAGCCGCTGTCCAGGCGACGGAGTGGTCTGCCAGAGTTTTGGCACCAATAGTCAGAAGGCATACCGGCTTACCATCTCGCAGTTGTGGCGCTGACGGGTTGATGCGAAACATTTCAACGATGCGCGACAATGACGTGAAGTTCATGAAAGGCACCGGCTGATGGCCCTTATACGTTCCAGGGGTGAACTCCATCCTAATGCCGCCAGTAACTTCCTTTACTGCATCTGCAATCTCATCGAATGCCACCGGATTCACATTGGCTGGCGCTAGCGGGGCGGTGAACAGCGGCACAATTCTAAACCCATCACCGGTATCTCTCCGCAGATCATTCAGCACCGGCTTTAATTCTTCAGCAGTACAGGCTACGCAATTTTCATCGAGCCAAGCAGATCCATCAGGGTTGCAGATGGCGTACATGAATGGCGCTTGCGCAGGCTGCGCCTCCCTTTGCTCTGGCGAAGCGGTGTAGACAATGCGGAATTGGCTTTTACAGGCCTCGTTGTATACCTCGCTGTAGATTCGTTCTTCGGCATCGTACCAGCGGCCGTCGTCCCAAATTTGATATATTTGCGTTGCTGCCACCGGCTGCGCCTCCCGGTTAGCCGCCCGAACCATGTCGATCAGCTTGCGGATTGTTGCACCCGTGCCGCCGACATCCTCCAATTTGCAGAGCAATTCGAAACCTGCATCCTGGTCATCGCCAACAGCCTCTACATGCACCGCGGCTTCATATATTTCCTGCATCGCCTCAGTCGTTAGTGTATGTGTCATGCATCCCCAATCGTTGAGTATTTCGTACACGGATACGTGAAAACCATCCCGTGGCAGCTGTCCTGCTCGAATACCAGCTCCTTTGAGATATCGCATTGCTTAATGTGATCCCCAAGATTGGCGCGGTAGGTTTTGCAAGCGTCAGCATCTAGTTCAAACGCCTGGTTAATTTGAATGCCGGCATCCATAAGGCCAATATCCATTAAGCCGGCGCCACAGAAGTAGGAATTGACTGTTATAGGGTTACGCACCATGACTCCCCCCAGAAACTACGCCATAATTTCCGTACCACCAGCCATCGTCAGCTTTAGTCAGCAGCATTTTTTTGACCGGCTCCCCTTCCCCTAAAATCTGCTCACGCGCCTTCTTCGGAACCGCGAATGTCATACCGACCTGTCCATTCAATTTTCGCTTGAAGTCGCCACCAGTTTTTAACCTGACCTTTTTTAATTCTGCATCTACCTGGAATTCAATCGTGGGCTGCTTTGGGCCTTCAAATACTGCAATCGTGATGTGACCGATTCCGTTCCTTCTGACGGTAACCGCTGGCGTCCTTCGAGGACACTGGTTCGGGCCGTTTCGTACCGTCATTTCATTTATTGATACAAAAGCCACTTAAGCGCCCTCTTCCAGTGACTGTGAAGGCCGCTCCAGAATCGCTTCAACGCTTTCGGAAAATGCCTCGGCGCCGCGCTCCTGGAAGGATTGTTCAACCTCATTCTGGAAAGCAATGCCGTCGGCTGTGTTCAAGTGGCCGTGACGATAGCCGGCAGCATAGACCTCACCGGCCGCTACTGAATGCGCTGAGGTTTCCAACAGAAGTGCGTCCATTTTGTTTTTCAGATCAAATACCGCTTGGTAAATGCCCTTATCTTCCACACCGAGCATTTCAGCGATCAACGTGCAGGTTTTTAACCCGAAATCCTTATCTTCTTCATTCTCAATTTGGAACGCATCAACCAAAGGAAATAGGCCTTCATCCGGGTAGTCGGTGCTGTATGCCACCAGCCCGTTAAATGCCTCTGCCCCCTCTTCTGGGGCTGCCGGGATGTGGCCCGACGTAATTGTGTATTGGGCGTCTAATATGTCTGATGTCGATTCAGAGACGAGTAGGCCCGTAAACTCTGCCAGATCTTTAACCTGGCGAGCCGAAATGAGGAGTTCCATACTTGTTTACCTTGATGAAAGTTAATCGTAGTTCTTTGTTTCTGGGCGGTTTTTAAATTCGTGGTCTGATGCGAACCCCACCCAAATCAACACGCCAACACCTAATAAGATGAATGGGAGGGCTTTATATAGGACTTCCCAAGTCAGCATCGTCAGATCCTCGGAAAGGTAATTTTTTGCCAAATAGCCGATACATATTTGACCTGGTGGATCGCGTCATCGAGGGCGTTGTGTTTTTCGCCTACAAAAGGCAGTTCTTTTTTTGGATTGAAGCCAATATCAAGGCCAGCTTTCACGATAGTTCGCACATCACAGTCATTCCAGAAGACCCAGAACGGTTTCACACCACAGCGTTGATAACCGGAGCGTAGAATTGTGTTATCGAAGGTTGAACCATTCCCCCACACCTGAACACGGTCTAAGTCACTACAATGGGACTGTATGAAGCCACCTAAACGCTTCAGCGCATCGACGTTCCTTTCGCGTGGTTTCGCTGTAACCGCTGCTCGAGCCGCATCATTCTGTGCCAGCCACCAATAGATCGTGTCAGCATCTGGTTTTGCCCCCAGTTCCAGCTCACTCACCAGGTCTATGACCGTATAGAAACTCGGCCCAACCTCTCCAGTCTTGAGGTCGAAAAATACTGCGGCGATCGTCAACATTGGTGCCTATGGGCCATTACCGAGGGTTTCAATATCAACCATTACGTTCTGCATTTTTATCCTTATTTTTTAATTTGCTGTGCGCCTTTGCTTGGAACCGGCCACAATGGAGTGCATTTGAAACCGCTCTATCTAATTCCGTTATTTCCGCTTTACATTCCCAGGGCTGGAGTGGTGTCTCTTCTATCCAACCGATCAACTGATCGTGAAAGAAAACATCCATCCGGCCCACGGTGCATTTCGTCGATATTCCTTCTTTCTGCTGGGGCCAATCATTGATGTGAGGTTTTATGATGAAGGCCAGGTGTTCCTCACGCAGGCGCTTCAACTCGGCCATAACATCCACTACTTATCGACCCCGGCAGCATGCCCAGCATTGATAACAGCCATACGTAGAGCCTTGATCGAGGTGCACCGGTGACGGAACACAAAGGACGCCAGGTAATCCACCAGCTCGAGGAACTTAAGACGCCTCTGTAAACGCTGACATTCGATCGGGGTTAAATCACCGACAACTGCCCGCGATTTAACGCTGTCCAGCTCACGAACTAATTCACTATTTCGAGCCATTAGAGAACGTCGATCATCAGTCAATGCGTCAATGGTCGCTTTATGCTCCTCAGCGGCCTGCTGGCGGCCTGTCGCTTCCGCTTTTGTGGTTAGCTTAAGCAGAGTCGTGAAAGAGCTACCAGCCATGCTCAGGGGCTTCCGAGTGTCGACGCCGACCGGAATCGTCACTTTCATGCCTAGCCATTCAGCCAAAGAGCGGATTTGCGAAAATGAAACCTGTTCCAATACTGTTTTCATCGTTCTTTCTCAGAATGTAATCAGGGAGTTATTTCTTGCCTTTGCGATGTTTCTTACTACGACCAACGGTCGGCGCGTCTGCTCTTCCTTTGGTTTGCCCGGATAGCCCAACCTGGCGACTAATAGTTTCTTCAATGGTGCGAGATGATTCAGGAAGCATTGGCTTCTCAATTTCAATGGGGCCAAGCTCTGCTTCCCATGCTTCCTTATAAACGTATGCAACCGAGCGGATCTTCCGGGCTGTTACTTCACCTATGCCTTTCAATTTTTCCAGGTCAGAGGTGAATGCATTGCCCAAGTGCGCCAATGTGGTGATTTCCAACTCGGCCATCTTCACTACGTCAGCTGGTTTTAACTCGGGAACGTCGACAAGCTTCACGCGGTCGGCATATTCGAAGAAGGACGCGAGATGAGGATTTGTTACCGCTACAAGTGCGTGATGCGCGCGCGTCAGCTCGTTATAGAGTTCTTGGGGGATCTCGTTCTTGAAAATAGCGAGGTTCTGGTACTGGACAATGCCCCACTCGCTAATGCGAGCAACAAGGTCTACGCCGTAGGTACTGCGTAGGTTGATATGGAAATTTAGGTTATTTACGAATGCTGGCTGATCCACATCACGTGGCGCATTCGGGTATTGCAGCGGATACATGAAGAAGTGCATGTAGAACTTTAGGCCCGGATTCGCACTACTCTGCCAGAAGCGGTCACCACAAAAACCGTTAATAATATCCTGCTCGCGGCGGGAATAATCGCGGTAGTGAAGCAGAGCAATATGATCCAACTGCATTTTGTTGTACGACAGCGAAGTTTTGTCATGCGCCGTCATTTCTTGACCCAAACGCTTACGCAACTGTGTGACTTTACCGCGCGCTTCGCTCAGTTCTGTTTCTGTGGTTTTCAGCTTTACGGTAAGGCGGCGCAGAGCTTCGGCATGGTCAGCCTTCAAGTCATCATGTCGTTGAGCTAATCGCTCTACCTCTCGCTCCAAGCTTCGTTTTTCTTCGGCGGTTATACCTGTGGACTGACCCAACTCAACACGAAGCAAATGCAACTCATCAGCTTTGATTGACAGCTGAAGGCGCAAGTTTGTAATGCTATTGTCTCGGGCCTCTACAGCATCCACCAGCTCGTTGTAACCGTCTGCCTCAGCAGTAGCAAAAATCGCAATGTTGCGAGCCAGGTCGGCTAAATCGGCCTCCATGCGCTCCATGCTTGCCCGGAACACTGAGTTACCTGCCACGCGGCTACAGAAGGTCGCTTCAGACGATAACATGTTGATTTGTGCAACCAGGATATCCGCATCTGGTACGAAGGCCGATTCCGGTTCAGCCACTAATAATGCGTCAGTCATTAGAACTCTTGCTCCCACTGCTTTTCTGTCATTTTTCCGCGATACACAACCTGTGCAAGTATCGCCCCAGGCTCCAGGCCTAATTCGTTCTTCAAAACTTCTATGCGACGGTAACCAAGGCGCTTGTGCCTGAACCGTACAGCTACCTGTTGCCGCTTTTTGTCACTTTGTTCAAACACCAACGAAAACCAGTAATACCTACGTTTAAACATCAAAACACCACGTTGTTAGCGTAAATCTAATAATATATTAGATATATTACAAAACACCGGATCGATTTGCATTAATTTTGTTAGTTTTACGCAACATTGATTATAGATTTTAGAGGGGTGGGGACGATATTGAAGCATTGAGGAAGGTCAGCAGATGACGTAACGCCAACCTTATCTATTGATATTACTTGATTTTTAGCGCACAGAAGCTGGATAGGGAAAATGCGACGATAGCGTTTAAAAGCACTGCAAAAGTGTCAGATGCCAGGCCGAACATATGGAGCGGCAGCATGTTTACTGTAAAAAATCCGGCAAATATCCCGGTCGCTACAATTCGACGGCGGGTAAAGAAGTCCTTAATCAAGAAGCCTCCGGGTCGTGTCGACCATAATTTTTTTATTCATCGCATATGCGTAGTTGTATTCCGCTACAGAAACCGGAGATTTTTGGAAGTCACGAGGAAACCAAACTACCGTGCAAGCCACCAGCATTGCCAGGCGCATCATGGATACCGTTTCAAGGGGCTGGCTAATCATCGTAACTGGAGGCTCTATGAGAGCATATCCCTGCTCTTCAAATGTCGCCTTCACGTTGCAAAGCCTAGCCCTCATTATACGGGCATCGACATCATGAGGAGTCGACAGATAAACACTCATCAAATCCGCCATACTTCATCACGCTCCCGCAGGGACATTGAGGCACCGGCCTCAAGATGCCAGTATGACATGATCACCTCGATAGCTTCATTATGCCCAACACACAGCGCACAGTAATAACCTTCTGATGTTAGGCGGTTCAGCCACTCTTTTTGTTCTTCTTTTGCGCCGCTCTTCCCATACTTCAACTCTATCCGCAAACCGTGATACTTACCTCGAGCGGCATCGAGCGACATATCCGGGTAACCCTTCTTTTGGCCCTCAGCCTTTAGCTTTCCTCCAGTCGCCTTGGTTCTTTGGCCCCCATTAGGCGTAGAGTGCAGCAGGTGATAAATTCCCTGATGGTGGCACTCGAAATAATAGAAAACTCTGACCTGTTCATAGTGCTCTTGTTGGCCCTTAATCCGGTCGGGATTCTTATCAAGCAAAGCCAACGCGATTGCATGCGCCGATTTCTTCACTGCGCTCTTAATCACTTCTCCCAGGACGTTGGCCTTTCCGCTAACTCGCGAGGTTGTACGACTTGATCGCCCCCCCATCTTTTTTTGACGATCTGCTAACCATTCCTCTGTGAACCTAATCATTGGAACCTCTCCGCGATCGACGGATTTCTTTGGCCTGGTTAAGCTTCGCCATAGGATCAAAAGTAGTTTTTCCGTTTTCAGCTGGTTCTATCAGCTTGCGGGGTGTACTCAATCGATAGATGCTACTGTCCGCGATTTTCCGTTCAGCTCTTGCCATCACTCACTCATCATAATAAAAAACTAACCTTTAATTAGTTTAACACCAACACCAGCAATTTATAACCGAGTGCTGATATCTACTTTTGCTACTCCGGTTTGAGCAAGCACCTCCGCATTCACGCGATCTACATTCTCACGCAGCCACTTCCCTGCCTCCATTTCCCCTCGAAATCTCTCGGGCGCACCAGGTATTTTTTTTCCTGGAGGTACACTGTATCGATCAGGTGAAATGGGGTCTACAGGGAAATATCCAACCTCAAAGTGTGGTGCTGCCGTTGCCCTCCATCCTCCAGTTGGGAAGTAGCCCGGTGTTACACGAGTAACGTAGAATAGGCCTGCGCTGCGTTTGAATTCTGTGCTCATATCAATCCTTTACCATGTAAAACTAATTAACTATTAGATTAACATTTTTACAGGCAAAAAAAAGGTACCAGAAGGCACCTTTATGAATTAGCAAGTATTATTTATGAAGTATGAGTTATTACTTATTAAGTTCGGCCAGGTATTTCTCTACTGCTTCTCGCATAATCGCACTGACACTTTTAGGGTTCTTCCCTGCTCGCTTATTGCTAAGTGCCAAATCTTCAATTTTGCGCTGTAGGGCCATTGGCAACGAAATAGCGGTGCGCGTCATCTGTTCAGCTGGTGCTGGGGCCACCGCTGGTGCCACTGACGCCTCTGGCTCAGCTTCGTGCTGCCCGTATGGTCGGTCTGACAGACGCTTAGCGAGGGCTTCAACCTCGGCTTCACTTGGTGCGGGGCGGCGATCTACCTGCACACGTTCGCTTGGTTTTTTAACAGCCATTAGAATACCTCGTCAATCAAAGACCAAATTTCGACTTTCGCTTTTTCATTGCCGGTTTCCAGCACCGATTTACCTTCAGCCATAACATCGCGATAAACCTTGCGGAAACAACTTTTTGAGTTCAATGGCTTGAGCTGGTCGAACTCTGCAACGTATTCCAGAAATTCGTTGCGCTCAGTCCCAGCTAAAATTACGTTCGTTGAGGCAATGCTTTGATAGCAATACGCCTTCAGTTCCGGGTTTAAGTCACGAACTTGGATTAACTGCTCTTGCAACTCAAGCATTGTGTCCAGATCCAGCTGTGAACACTGATGCGGTGCAATTAGCTGATGTGCCACGGTACATGCCGTGATCAGTTCCCGACTGTTACGCCCGGCCACATCCACTATGACGTGTTTGTATTTCTCGTCCAGGCTTCGCAGCGTTGCCGCGATGTTTCCTGTTTTCTGTATTAGGGTAATAAATGGCTGAAGGCCAGATGATTCACGCTCAGCATTCCAACGCGACGCCGAGAGCTGTATATCAGCATCCACCAGCACAACCTCTTCACCACGTAATGCAAGCCCCACCGCTATGTTTACGGCCGTGGTAGTTTTCGAACATCCACCCTTGTTTGCGCCAACGACAGTGATCATGCGAACCCTCGATATAACTTAATAATTTATACGTATGAGTTAACACTTATGAATTCATACGTATGAAATATGAACTGCGTGTCACTCTATAATTTGACTGATTATTATCCCAATAAATCAGAATGTAAAGTCATAATTTATATTTATAACTTATGAAGTATGATTTCATATTTAATAATTGAGCATTAAAAAGGGCGCATTGCGCCCTTACCTTCAGTGGTTCCTTAGTTAGAACACGCTCAGTGCTCACTGACCGGACTTGGAATGCTTGCCAGCATTGCAGCGCGGCAGGCGTTCCAAACCTCGGCGGCGATATCTCGCTCACTCTCGGTCATTTTGTAGGTAGAAACATAACCGGATAACGCCTCTACATTTTCCGCTGTCGCCTCATCCGGAACTGCTGGCGCTGGCGACTCTCGGCGTATCGAGGCCTTAAGCTGGAGGTCTTTATCTTCCAGCGCCTGCTCAGACCCAGTTAGCATTGAGTCGAGAGTCTCTAGCGCTTCCAGCAGAGCCAGTACGACGGCGGGGGTAGCAGCAGCGATGAATATCGCATCTTGTCCCGGAGTTGCGGCAAGTGCGGCAATTGCGGCCGCTTTCAGCTCTTCCAGTTGCTTATTCATTATGCACGCTCCTTCATGATTTCAGCCTTCTGCTCGGCGGTGAGGATGCCAACCGTTGCCGGGGCATCAAATATGAAAGCGCCCATACGGGCGCTAAATGGTTAGAGTGGGCTGTGTTCGGAAGGGTCGATAACGCCTTCAGCCTCGATGATTTCCCCGGCCAACCGCGCCAAGCGAAACCGCTCTTGCTCGCTAAATTCTGGGTGTTCTTTCAGAATTTTTTGATACTGAGCAAACTGCTTCGCACCTGTTAATTTTTTAGCGATCTGCGAAGCCAATTTACGAAATTTTCCGTATTCCATTGGTACCTCCTTTACCAGTCAAACAGTGGCAGGCCGTCGACCGTTGCTGCACCAACATCAAAATTGATAGCATCGAACCCTGCTTCCATGAGCACAGTGATTGTGGCTATGGTCGGCTCGCTAATCCCACAGTGAGTAAGCACCTCAGCCCAATCTTCATCTTCGCGCGGGAGAACGATCCAGCCTGAGCCAGTGCAAACCAGCCAATTTAGACCCTCTTCATCCTGTTCATCCCAGCTCAAAGTCGGGAGCACCTCAGAATCACACTCTGGAACGTGGGCGGTACTGATCACAGCCATCTTGACGCTTGGAACCTTGGCCGCCAGCTTGGCTAACTCTGTCATATTGAATTTGCTCATGATATTTCTCGAAATGTTCTGCCCGGAGGCATGAAAGGAGTTATTTTTTGAGTAGCAGAAGCATTTCTTCCGCAGCGACGGCGGTGAGTAACTCCTCGTACTGTTCCTGTGCATCAGTCAGTGCCGCACTGTCATCAACATCGCCCTTGGCGTATTGCGCTTTAGCGTCAACCAGCGTTTTTGCCGCATTCACAATGCGTGCTCGAGTATTTTCTACGGTTCGCACTTTGTTCATTGTTGAAACCTCTGTTGAAAGCCCCGGCAAGCCGGGGCGTCGTGGTTAACGGGTGGCAAACACGTAGACGGCATTAAGCACGGTCATCACACCGATGGTACCGAGCGCCATACCAAGAAACTGAAGCAGTTTTGGAACAGAAGAGGTGGAAGGTTTTGCCGCTGAGCGACTTGCAGGGCGGGCGTTGACAAAATCCACCAGCGTAGACACTTGATTCTTAGCCATGATATATTCTCGTCGTTAGGTAAAACGGGGTTGGAAATTTCGTCGATTGACAACCCCTCATTGAAACCCGCTTCGGCGGGTTTTTTTGTGCCTGTTTTCCGGCACACGACAACTATACATTTATTGATTAGTTTAACGCAACATAAAATCATGTTTTTGCAATCACTGATAACTTAAACTTTTTGTTATTCATGAATATAATCATAAAAAAAGAGAGCCTAAGCTCTCTTGTTATTCCCTTTATGGGTGACTTCTATCTGCCTGATGTTATCCGGCAACGAACGGTTCCATCCCTCCCGCGAGTAATGCCTCACACCTTTGGCTGGTTCGCCAGTGCTCAAATCCGAGACAGTGCCCCAACATTCAGGATCAGCCTTGCTTGTAAGCCGCATCATGCGGCTCATCTGCCGGTGATCGATTGTCAGCTCGTATCCCATGCTTTCAGCCATAGATACCAGCTCTAGCCATGTATACCAGCGCCTTTCTCTCACGCTAAAACCCCTCTCAAAGCGATCAGCTTTTCCATCTGATCATCGTCGCAATAATAAATATATGGCTCGGTATCATCAGCATCAGCATGCACGGCCAGTTCATGCTGTGGTGCATACATTAAACCGAATTCGATGCGTTCCGCGCTATATAGGTGAGCAGCAACAAGGGAGAGTGCTGGCCGAGAAAGACCATAGATAGCTCTAACATCCTGGGCCACCTGATCCCCGAACAAGTCCGAGCCAAAACCATCAATCAATAAAGTTTTTACCGTAGGCCACCACGGCCCAAAGGTACGATATTGGGCCGGATTGGCCTTCAGGCACGACGAAAGGCCAGTAAGGTATGCTGAGGTGTACTCAAGCTCGCTACGGCCATTGAGGGCTTGCTCATGCAGTATTTCTTCGATGTGGCTTTCTGATGGCTGCATAGTGTCGATCAATGTTGTCATTTTCGATTTGATATGCCCCCTCTCGGGGGCTTCTCCAGTAGTTAGCGATATTCAGCGATCACTGCCATAACGTCTTTCAAATCATGCGTGGCAGGGATAATCCACCAGCTACCCATAAACTCCATCCCAGAGCGTTTCCCATTCAGGTACTTAGCTCCAAATTCAGACTTGAGTTTATCCTTAGCCTGGTACAAAGCGCCACCTATCCCATCGCTATCCTGCAAACCATACGCACCATCAGCGGGGAAATCATAACGGTTAGTACCTTTCCCGCCGGTTAATGGCTGGGTATTTTTTCGGACAGTAATGCTATCCATGCTGGTGGTCGCTTCGGATACTGTCTCATCGGCTTTCACACGCTGTGTCTTCTCAGCTTCTACGCGGTCGGCCTCTGCCTTAGCCTCTTCTTCGGTTATCAGGCCTGCACGCAATTTTAGTCCCGCCAGGAACGCAGTATTGTCGCTGTTAGCTGCGCTGAAGGCTGAGTCAATCCTTTTGGTCGTTTCACCGATCATCGAGCTGTCATAAAAAGCGGATTCGGTGATGCTCTCCTTGTCGATCAGCCCCATGATGACCGCGTGCGCATAGAACTCATCCAGATTATACGCATCGTAGTTAATGACCCCGAAAGACGATGATTTATACATGGGCGATAACAATAGAGCCGTAGCCCTAAATTCTTTGGCCTTCTCGTAAACCACACTCACAGGTAGCGCCAGATTATCGCCATATCGCAACCAGGCTGCGTGCGCGATACGCTTCGCTTGCTGGACAACATTTTCATGATGCTCGGCGGTTTTCTGCCTGGTGGCAGCAGAAAGCACAGGCTGGAAGTCCTCGGTGTTTCGGTACTCGCTAGGGATATAGCTTGCTTTGAACGGAGGGATTACATTGCTTATGTACTGCGTGGCATCGTATTTCCCGGTAAGCAGGTATTCGCTGTACTGCGACACTTGACTACCGTCAAATTTCCGATTTTTGAGGTCGGTTTTCTCAATCGAACGTGCAACATACGCAGCAACAATCTCATCAATAGCCGCTGGACTTGCGATCTCCCCGTATTTATTAACCTCGCTACGCCACTCTCGGCCAAATAGGCCAATAAGAAATGGTTCAATCCCTCTCACATTCCGATCAGAGCGGCACCACTTTGCCATCGCAGTTTTAAGCGTATCGTCCTGAGTATCCGGGTACACCACGTTCGCCGCATTTTGGGTTAGCCATTCCATGCCTTCACTAGTGATGAGCGGATTAGGGGAATAGGAGCGTGTTATCCGCAAATCATAAGCATCCAGTTCACCTGCATCATTGCGATATACCACCCTCGTATCGCTCAGAATCAGCCAGCCATTCCCCAGGTATCGCTCAAACTCGCCCTTAGTCATCTGTTCTTCTACAGAATGCGTATAGCGCCCTGGTGCGGCCCAAGCTCGAAGAGTGGCCTCGGATTCCGGCACATCGCTGTCTTCTCCCAAGTCGGCCAGGACAACTGTCTTACCGCTCTCCAAAGAACCTCCTTTGTTATCCTCAAAGAAAATAACATCGGCGAGGCCTGAGCCAATGTCTATATCGATCGACCGAAGTCGCACATAGCTCCCGCTACCCGGTTTCAATCGATAGATACCGCCACGCTTGATCATCCGCCCTGATGCTGTCTGAACGTAGCGATCACCATGTGTCAGAATATCGGTATCAATGTTCAGTAACCCTGCCTTGATTGCGCGTTCAATTTCAGGTGAGAGTTGCTTAATTCGGTCGGCCGCTTTCTGCATTCGTAAAGTAATTCGTTCAAGTCGTGTAACTTCACGCGTTTCCTTCTGTAATGATTTTTGTATGGCACTTACCCAATCTCGCGCATGTCGTTCCACGCCGGAATACTGCGAACTCATCCCCTTTTGCACATCATCACGCGCTGCCGCAAGTTTACGCTCGGCCTCTGCCTGACGCGAACGAGCACCGGCTAGTTGCGAGGCAATCGTAGTTGCGCTCTCTTTCTCGGCATGACTCATCTTGAGGTACTCCGCCAGATTAGCCTCAGCTCGCTGACGGGCTTTCTCTCTTGCAACGGCTTCGGCCTTCGAGCGGGCCTCAGCGACCATGCGAGCGTGATCTTCCGGGTTAGCAGCAAGCAACAGCCGCATTTCTTCCTGGTTATTGGCGTCCGCGTTTGCCATTCGCGCCTTATCCGAGGTGAGAATTTCGGTAATCCAGTCCTTTTTACGTTTCAGCGTATTGAGCCGGAATTCGTCAAACGAACCCTTACCACAGTAGTAATGGACTCGAACGGAACTGGCTTTTGAACCCACACGCGCACCACGACCGTTGCGCTGGTCGATGCTGGCAGGCGTCCACGGCAGAGTAAGATGGTGAACATCACTGGTGCCACGGTGAAGGTTGATCCCTACTTCGGCCTTTTTATTACAGATCAGGAACGGCGTGCGGCCTTCGTTGTAGTTCGCTGCGATTTGCTCCAACCCGCCAAGGGATACTTCCGTTTTTTTGGCGATATACTCGTCATACTCCTCTTTGGCCTGGTAGTAGTTCGCTAATTCTTCCTGACTAGCGTCTTCTTTCGGTTCTTTTGGTTCTGCGACAGCTTTGGGTGACCTCCCTGTTTTCCCCGCCTCAGCGACGGTTGTCGCGTTGAGAATGCCGATCATCGACAGGTCAATTCCGAGAGCATCAGCAATAATCCGCGCCAATTTGCCATGCTGCGTTTTTTCATCGGTAAATATGATCTGCTTGCCGGTTTTTACCCCTTCTTTCAGATTCTCGACCAGCGCACTGTATTTCGGCGGTACCGGATGCGATACATCGGATACCTGTAAGCCCGCTTTGCCCAAACGTTTCAACACCTCGCTTTCTGCTGCCTCCGACACAACAAGCTGAACGAAATCGCTGGTGGTTGTAACTTCCGGGGCAACCTTGATCCGTACAGACTTACCGCTATCGTCGTCCTCATCGAGCTTACGACCGACATATTCCGGTAGCAGATCCACGAGCGCAGCCACGGCACTAGCTTTCCCTACAGGAAAGCGGAACGTCATTTGACGGTAGTAAAGGTCTGGGTCTATGCACACGCGATCCATATCGCGGATGATGGAGAAAATAGAATCACCTTCTTCTCCTTCATCTGGCTTTTCACCTTTAGAAAGCGCATCGGCCCGCTGGCGTAACTCTTCGTAAATCTCGGCTTGCTTAGCGGTCATCGGCACCGGAACATTCCGTTCGTCCAGCTCGGGGATTTTTACCGTATCTGATACATCTTTGGCCGTTTTAAGCGTTGTCCAACGGTGGAAAATACCACGCAGGCCGTCCAGGTTTTTAAAGCCCACCAGCCCCTGCTTACGTTCAATTTCGCCGGAAATCTTCTGAACAGTGACCTCTTCGGTTAAACCAAACGTTTTCACGAAGTCATCCGGCGTGAGAATGCCCATACGCTGCCATTCTTCACTGCTAACGACATGGGATAGCATATTGAAGGCGTCGATCGGTGAGTTAACCAGCGGAGTTGCCGTCAGGAATACCGGGCCTCGACCACTATTCTTGCTGGTGGTAAAAGCCGTTTTCAACGCCATATCTCGTGCGGTTTTCGCCACGGCACCGGTGGGTAGGTAGGCCAACTGTGCAGCCTCACGGCCAGCAGCATAGCTGTTGCGATAGTTATGCCCTTCATCAACTATGATGCTGTCAAAGTGCATATCTTCAAAGTACGGAAAGTCCTCTTTTTTGTCCGTACCGGTATCACTGGCACGAGCCAGTATTTTGTTGCGCTTCGCAGCATCGCGGTGCTTTCCACCGATCAGATCAACACGCCCCATTTGCGCTTCGGCAAACAGAACATCTCGAGCGTGCTCGTCTACGGTATCCTGGCGGAGTGGAATGGCAGCAAACTGCTCTTTGGTCAAAAGTACCGAGCGATAATTGGACATGGGGATCATGTTCATCCGCTCTTTTATTGTTTCTGGCGAGGCGAGTTTTACTGCGTTGCGGTAAACCTGTAGGCCGGTTTTGCTATTAATTACCGGTTCGCCGTTGTCATCAAGCACCGGTACCTGCTTGATAAAACCATCTTCCCCGCGTATCTCATCCAGGCCAACGAACAACATGTTATCGAGTGCAGGTTTACTGTAGAACTCCTGCGCTTCGTGATACCAGTTTTCAAGTACAGCTTTTGGCACAACAAAAGCGGTTCGCTTACTGCGGCCGTTCTCAAAGTTGTACGCTTCCAGGGCTAATCCCACGGTGGATTTACCCAGGCCCGTACCAAACGCAGTGATCCCTCGACCATCCTCGGATAACCGGCGCACTTCCGAGTTTTGATATCGGAACGGGATACGATCACCTGATATACCGCTCAGGTTTAGCGATTCCTCGCTATGGCTGTACGGGATAAAGGCATTGAATGAATCATTGTATTGCTGCACCAGTGCTGACAGTGAATCGTGGCGGCGTATCCACTGATTAAAGTCGTCTTCCAACCCTCGGATCTGCCCCAGATATAGATCTGCATTAACGCCACGAGGTTTCACACCGTTAAGGTAGTTCTCAAACTGGTCAAGAAAACCATCGCTGTTGCGTACTCGCTTATAAACCCATTCTTCCTTACCCGTTTCCTTGTTTTTGGTGCGCACGGATTTATACCGGTAACCGGTAAATATACCGTCGCCGCCGTGGTAGCCATCCTCAGATACCAGGTCGCCATTTTCTATCTGCACATTTTTGACGTATTTAACATCGCTGTACCCGCGTTCCTGTAAAAACTCCTGGATCACGCTTCGGTCAAACCAGCGGCTGTTGAGCGAGAAATCTATATCATCAGCATTCGTCCATTTCCGACGCGCCTTTATCTCGGCCAGCTGGCGATGATAGTTGTCCTTGATCGCTCCATCTGGCGTGCCATCCAGGGCACCTAATAACTGGCTATTCAACAGACCAATATCACCGCTGGTGGCCCTATCCATCGGCATAAGCGTGCCGTCAGGTTGGACGGCGATCCCGTCTTTAGTTGCCAACAGGTTTAATAGCGCCGTGTCACTCGCCGGTAGGTCGCCAGTGAATGCTTCTCGGAAGGAGTTTAGCTCGACCGGATCAAGATCAATCTGGTTAAACAAGTGGCGCAACACCTGCTCATGATCCGTGGCGTCGTAGGTTTTCAGATTGCCCTTGTCCAAATCACCACGCAGCAGCGCGGATAATTCTCCCTCTTTCGTGACGCTGGCCTTGAAGGTAAGCCAGCCTGCGGCACCGTCGCCGGCGACTTTAGCAGAACGTCCCTGGTGCGGATTTCCGTGGGCAGTGACCTCTTCGCCTACCAGGCGTTGCACATCGGCCAACTCACGATCAAGCGCCTCAGACTGCCAACCAGTAGCCATTTTTTCTTGCAACGTCTTAATCCGGGCGCCAATCAGCGATCCCCGCAACACCCGTTCCCGCAAGGCTGGTTTTTGCCGCATGGAAAAGGAAATGGCGAAGTGAAACTCCTTTGGGATCGCGTCTGGGAAGTTTTGCCAAACAGCCTCCAGCTGCGACGGCGTAAGTGATAACAACCCTTCAGCGTTATTGAGGCGCGTCACCAAGTCGCTGTAGCTCTTTCCGCCATACTTGCTCATGTCGATAGTGTCGTAGTTGGCCGAATCATCCACCAGCCACCGGCCACCTACAAACTCATACCAAACACCGGAAAAGAGTCGTTTTTCGCCTTCGTTTGCAGTAGCCGATTGTGGCTCATCCAGTGAAAGCAGCTCCCAATTAATGCGGCTGTCGAATTTCTTCGCCAGCGCGATTTTTATGGCCGCGCCGTCAACCATCCCATTAGCCTTAACAACCAGGCGAGAGAACTTATCCTTGCCGACCTTAGACATTTCGCCGTGAATGTAACGCCGGCCATCAAGATCAAACCATTTCCCTTTAATGAACGTATCCCAAAGAACGTTAGCTTCACGCAGCACGTTCTCTTTTTCCTGCATTATGCGTTCGGTCATTTCCTGCGAATGCTTTCGTAGCACCCACACATCGACAACCGTCGCCGTTCCACTGTTTTCAAACGTGCCTGACGGTAGGCGGTGCGCCCCTAAGAATTCGGCTTTCCGGGATACTTTCTCTCTGAGTTTTGCTTCAGAAGTGTTATGCGTAAGGCCGTTCGGAACGATGAGGCAGATAAGCCCACCGTATCGCACCTTATCGATCGGCCGTAACACAAAGTAGCCGGCTAAGGACTCATCTTTGTAAACCGTATCAAGTTCGGCGAATTTGCCACGGCTCTGGCCAAACGGCACATTGCCAACGCAGTGATCGAAGGTGTTATCTGGCGTACTACTTGCCAAGGACTCAAAAGCCCCAATATTCACGTTATCTTCAGGGTGAAGTAAGCGGTTTATCCGACCTGACGTGTCGCTAATTTCGGCAGACTGCATAATCACACCGGTGGGCTTCGTTTCTTGAAATACACCAGTGCCGGCCGCCGGTTCAAGCCCAATTCCACCAGCCACACCATATGCAGCCAAGAGATCCCAAATACCCTCGGCTACCGGCTGCGGAGTGTAATATTCGTACTCGCTACCACCGATCCCGCCCTCGCCGGTGTACCCGGCCAACGTTTTTCGCTGTTCGTCCGTTAACTTGTCTCCGTCTTGAAGGCTGTTTAACAGCATCAGTGCTGCTTTGTTCGCGCTCTTTCGTTCGCGGTCAATACTCACTCCCTGGCGCTTATCTACGCCAAATGCGACTGGTTTGTACCGCATCCCCAGCGCGCGGATGACACGGACAATCTGCCTGATCGTAGTAACAGGCTGGATCGCGGGAATAATTTCAGCGCGATTGTTTTCTGTGCTCAAGCTGGCTCTCCAAAAACTCACATCGGTTAGGGTGGCGGCACTGACCCTATACCTTGTGAGTTTTTATCCGTGAAGAAGCCTTCGAAGATGAACCCCGTAAACCTACTGCGCCGTATGATGGGGGGTTATGATGCCGGGGATAGCATCTCCAATGTAATCGCCAGCGGCGGCGGCCGAAATATCGTTTCTCGAACACTTCTGCCGACTGTTATCGATGATCGAGAAACGGGCCTTTCTACGGCAGGAGATACTGTCGTCGCTGGTTCAGTTCTCCCCAGCGATCGCTTATCCCGCTATACCATTTTTGACCAAATGGCTCGCTCACCAACCCTATCTGCGGCACTTAACATTCATGTGTCCCATGCGCTGGCGCAGGATAAAAAAAGTGGGATGTGTTTCAACCTGGCGCCCATTGAAGCGACCGATAAGGAAACAGCCGGGCGTTGTAACGAGATCATGAACGACCTGGGAGATATGCTGAACTCAGGCCTTCCATCATGGGCGCTGAATATGGCTATTTATGGCGTAAGCTACATTAGACCTTACGCTAAAGAGCGCAAAGGGATCACCAGCTTGGAATCCAGCTATTACACGCTGCCTCACTTCACAACAGAGTACGAGCGCGGTGGTGAGTTAGCCGGCTTCTCCGGGGATTACTTTGTTGACCCACTGACGAACCAACGGGTATTAGCAAAGCCGTGGGAATTGGTTGCAATGAAAGTGCCATACTGGACGCCGGACATTAACAACCGACCTATGAATACCGGTACGGTAGGATATTCATTGTTGAGTGACCCTTCGCAACGGCAGCTAATTGAGACTCAAAACTATGGCACCTCTTTCCTGGAATATAGCTATGAGTCTTTCGTCAACTTATGTGACGCATTGCGAGCGCTAAAAGCCACAAGGAACAACGCCGCAAAAATAGACAGGCTGATAGCCTTATCGACAAACCAGCTTGATCCAGTCAATGCAGCAGCACATGCACGTAACGTTGGGCAATCACTGAAACGAAGCTCTGAAGAGATTATGCGCGCCTCTCGCAACAGCAATGTAATGCCGACAGTCTATAACCATATCGTTCCTGTTATGGGCGAGGGGAAAGGCGGCATAACAATCGACACACAGTTCATACCAGCCGATATTACTGGAATAGAAGACGTCATGTTCCACCTACGACAGTTGTGCTCTACTGTCGGTGTCGACGCCACTATGCTTGGATGGGCTGATCAAATGGCTGGTGGACTCGGTGATGGGGGCTGGCAGCAGACAGCTATACAGTCCGCGCAAAGGAGTTACTGGCTCAGGCAGGCAGCAGCCTCTTTCCTTTACCGAACATTCGACATTCATTGCGCCTACAAATATGGCAAGGTCTACCAGCACAATAATCGCCCCTTCCGTGTTGAATTCAACTCTGTGAACACAGCGCTTCAGGCAGAAGCCAACCGCGAGCAAGAAAGCAGGGCGAACTACGTGTCGGTTGTCGTCAGTATTCTGGACGCAGTTCAAAACAACGCGCGCCTGGCTAGTTCGCCGGCGTTGATGAACCTGCTGTTCTCTGAAATGCTCCAGATGAACAATGACACTATCTCGAAAATCTACCAGGAACTATCTAGCACCAAGCAAGATGACTCAATGATGGAGAGTGCCGGCTGGGGCAACGTTGGTCTGGATGAGCTTTCTCGGGAAGATCTTTTAAGCATTTTTAAAAGCGCTATGGCGCCATAGTCCAATACTGAGGGCCATAAACGGCCCTTACTCAAAATTTTGGCATAAAAAAACCCGCCGTAGCGGGTTTTAAGGAAAAACAAAATTAGCCTTCAACGGAAACGGTGCGTGTCCGCACGGTACCAGAACGCGTTGCCTGAACGAAGGACGCCTTGAGCTGGCGCATAGCTTCAAGCTTGCGTTCTGCCGCTGTCATTTGTTTCAGATTAGTAATATCGCGTTTTGAATGCATAACCTTTTCCTTCTTCACCTAGATCGGTGGTTACGTCAGATAATACTTCATCAAAAGTCTTTTGTAAAATTCGGTCGTAAAATCGTTTTAACTTATCGGTTTCAGCAATAGCAAAGTAGGCCTTAGCGCGGTACACACTGCAATGTAAAGTGATGATCGTTTCCAAAGCGCCTGCCAATTCGTTCAGATACGCCCGCCCCCCGCCACAATTGCCTTTTGCCGGCGGAGCATAAAAATCGCCACTTTCAAAGTTTTCAATGCGATCAAACTTTACATCATAGCTATCAACTGGCACCTGGAAACCGACTTCCTCGCACCGATATGCATGGTATTCCGCATCTGTGATATCTACAGGTGCAAAAATTATTAAGAAGTCATGATTTTTAACCGAAAAATCATACCTATGACAGAGGAATTCGCCGTGCGGGAACTCAATAAACTTTTCCAAATGATAGACAGGCATTTTTATAGTTTTGGTCATTGTCGATACGACATCTTAACTCAATACGCGTAACAAAACCTACAAATGAGCCTACTTCATAACGCATAAGTATGAATTATGATTTCATACTTGCGCAACATCAACCACTATTCATACATAATATGTTTAAGGGCGACACAAGAGCAAAACAGGATCATCACTCTCAACACCGTTCGCTATGGCCATTTCCCGGTAACTATCAAACAGCTCAACCCCGCCATCCTCAACTTCTGGAATCTCACCCCGGATATAACCCAAACGCACAGCCAAATTGTGGTCAGCCCCGCGCAGAAGGAATCCCGCACACTTAGCACTATTTTCCACCCCGCTATCGTGACAAGCAAACACGCTGGTCGCCTGGTCATAGCTTGTTCTGGCTGAGTGGCGAAATGCCTGTGCCGGAAACTCGCCTACTGCATCCTTTCGCCACGGGCACTTAGGACACGGTTTACGCCGGCAAGATTTCCCGCCCCCTTTGACCGTCACTACTTGATGCTCATCGCCGGCAGCTCGAGTTTCAATAATTTCTGGTTTGTTCGGTATCATGTTCCCTAGGTTCTCTTTCGTCGATTGAACGGTGATGATGTTAATCTAATTAACTATTAGATTAAAGTTAATATCCACTCTTAACTCACTTCGGATAACGTTTCCCGTCGCACTGAGCATCACTCATAACCAAGGGGGAACCATGCCCACACAAGCACTACGAACTGTTACTGACCGATTTTCCCTTGTCGATAACATTCGCAAACATACCGCACACAATGGTCGCAACTACCTAATGAGTGCAATCCGCGCAACCATTAGCTCACCTGAAGTGCAAGAACGTATCAACTTAGGCGAAATGTATGGGTATTACAGCCATACTAATCGGGCCTTATATCATAAGGAAACTGGCAATCTCGACCTGCCGGAAGTCTGTTATGTCACCATCGACGGCAAACCCGTCATGTTGAAGAACGTGCCCTCAAACAGAACATTAGCGATCAGTATTGATGATGAGGGTATCGTAGAACATACCCAGGAAATTTTAGACACAGAGCCAGGTCATATTGTTAACGGCATGGAACGGTCAATGGCAGGTGGCTGGAGCTGGGCGACTGGTGGCAGCGACACAGCAATTTCACGCGTAACTAGTTTCCACGGTTTTGACTATGTAACTACACCGAACTACATCAGTCTTAATCGAAAAGCAGCAATGCTGGAGGGCGTGTCCGATATGCACACCTGGCGCCTGGAAGAGCTAATCAAGTCTGGTTACACAGAACAAGGCGCCTCCGATATCCTGAAGCATTTTGACCAGATGCAGTCCCACGAAATGATGTTCGAATCAGCACAAAGAAACGTTCACCTACAAAGCGACCTTCTTATCATGCAAGGTCAGATGATGGAGTTAGAGGATAAAATTCGACAAAGTGGTACGGCATTGGATGAAGCGAATCGCGAACGGAACCGCCGCGACGCCATGTTAGAAACGGCAATCAGAACCTTGCCGATTTTCCTAAGCGAAGAACAGAAAAAGGCTCTATTACGCTTAGATTCCGATGACGACCTTAAAACTGTAAATGCTATGTTCGAGTCCATCGCAGCCGGAAACCTTAATTCTCTACCTATTGGTAGCAATACTCCCAGAGAAGCGGCGCCGGCCTCCAAGTCTAAAATTGGCGAAGTGCCACCAATTCTGCCCAATGGTTTTAAATCCTTCCTGTAAAAAACAATATCCCCTGATCACACGATCAGGGGTTTCCACCACCACACTGTGTTTCCATACAGCAACCGGACAATAACCGGCCAAAAGATTGCGTAAAACTAATTAATGGTTTGTGTTTTACGGGGATCACCTCTTATCATCCGAGCCACGGATCGAAAAAGGATCGTTCTGATGCTCTTCTCAATGAAGGCGATTAACAGTATTTGAGCTTTTAACAGGCGAAAAAAAACGCCAGCTTTTAACTGACGTCCTTTTTCTAAATCATGCTGATAAGTTTTGACGAACTTCACCAGCTAACTATTTCTTTGTCCTGGCGGTTAAAGAAACAGGTAATCAAGGCAACTAAGCAATGACACCGGATGTAATTTTATCCCAGCAGATCGCTGGTAGCAACTCTGCACGCCCAAAAAACACTCAGGAACATGCAAAAAAGCCAGTTGTGGCGCGGAATCCCTTCGTGCGTGGTGAAAATGTAACCGGAATGGCGTTGGAGTTTTTTATTCGCCACCTTAATAACACTCTACTCCCACGCGCTGCCTGCGACTTCTTATCAAAAATTTGCAATGTCGCCGCAGCTTCGGACGCATACCGTCTCTTCTACAGCAAAAGTACTATGGCCGAGAAATCGGGCGTATCTACCCGCACAGTCCAACGATACATGCGTGTCATCGAGGCCAGTGGGATCATGACACGTACAGCAGTCAGCGACAGTATCAAAGGCCACCAGCCAAACCTCTACACTTTTACCAGCGAGTTTATTTCTGCCGTCCGTGTATTCTTCACGGTTCACCTGGGTGAAGAACGCATTAAGAACATCCGCAAAATTGCCCATAGCGATCTACAGAAATTCGTTGAGCTTGCGCTTTCCCCTATCCGTGGATTAATCCATAAAGTATCGAAATTGAAGGATATTTCCCCTTTAAAAAAGGCCCACCCCATAGGACAAGATGACGTTAGCCCCAAGGGACAAAGTGACCTACAAAAAGAAGTACAACCCTTGGGAAAAAAAGAAGATAAAAACCTTGTTCGTGCCTGCGGCCCAAACACGGGAATTTCTTTGCAGAAGCAAAACATAACCGGGATAGCCCGTCGCGCTATCACTAACGCTGAGCTTGTTTCAACTCGTCTCATACGTGAAGCTGAAGCAGCCGCCATAACCAGGGCAGCACATGCACGCCGTGAACGCGCTACGTTCTTACAGAACCGGAACAGAAGTCACACCCTGAACTCTCAAACCCAGTACAACCACTCGAGGATCATCGCTGAAGGAAAACGCTTCGATGAGGCTTTAGCACGTTCAAAAGCGGGGGCGCTCAAAGACAAAACCAAAATAAGCACTCACTTGAACTCGCTGAAAGCGATGCTTGGCAGAAAACCTGCTTTGGTATAGGCACTGTATAAAAACACACTTCCATTAGGATTCGTGACGGCACTTTGCCTGCACAATAAGTGGGAGTTACCAATGAATCAAAACCGCCGCGCATTTTTCGACGTAATCGCGTTTTCTGAAGGCACAAGCACTCACGTGCTCACGAAAAATGATGGCTATGATGTAATCGTTACAGGATTAGACTTAAAACCAGAGGTGTTCACTGATTATAACGATCACCCATTCGCTAACGGGCGTCCGGCCAAAGTGTTTAACAAAAAAGGCGAGAGATCTTCGGCTTCCGGTCGATACCAACTCCTGTATCGCTGGTGGAAGCCATACAAGATACAGCTCAATTTAAAAGACTTTTCGCCGGCCAGCCAAGATGCTGTAGCTCTCCAGCAGATCAGAGAGCGAGGAGCGCTAGCTGATATAGATGCCGGCCGGATAGCTACAGCCATCCACAAATGCCGAGCAACATGGGCTTCATTTCCTGGCGCCAATTATGACGGCCAGAAAATGCATAGCCTTGATACGTTGTTGAATGCCTACGTTCGCTTTGGTGGGACACTAACCGAGTAACCTGAAGGGGAGTCGCGCCCCCTTATTAATACATAATATGATTAAGCCCTAAGCTATCACACCAAAAATCTCACCTTCCCTATTGCCTATCCGCGCCCTTACTAATAGTATTGTTTCAAATATCTAATAGATAATTAGGTTTTAAATTGTCGATTAAAAAGAGTGTATCAACACGCATTTTTGAGATATCGAAAACGAGCGAAATCCACGGCCCTCTACTGCGCCAGGCATTTGAAGTGATGGAGGTTCAAAAATACCTGCTCACCATAGTGCTCGATATCAGTAAGAAAGCAGGATACAAGGGGAACTCAGTGGCAATGGCTGTTGAGTTTCTTAGGGAAAAAAATAATGGAGAGGGGCCAAAGGAATGACTGTCGCTGATACAGTGGAAATCAATAAATCTCGCAATTACTGGCTGTCAAAAGGCTTCAAAAAGACAGTTGAGGGTACATTAATACGACCTGACATGCTGATCTCTCGTTCAGGAAAAAGGTGGAAGGCTACTGACCTAATCAAAAACACTACCTATCGCCACGCCAGCCTTCTGGTGGTTCTACAAAAGAATTTTTAGCCCATCGTATCTACAAATGATGACGGCCCCACCAGGGGCCGTTCGTGCAACATTTCGAAAGTTAATATTCAACAAGCTCGTCGGCTAGCTGCTGCTCCCGCTCATGCACATCTTCAAATGAGTTTTTAGTCTCTTCATCCATTTCCACCTCAAAACCGATAGCACTCAACGTATTCACCAGCTCATAAAGTGAAGCCCCTTCAGCTGAACGCACAAACCCCAGCACCGGGTTCAGATGAGCAAATTTCACCTCATCCACCAGCTCTGCTTTGTTGATTGCTCCAAGAACGTCAAAAGGCGCCGGTATTTCGATGCTGTCACCGTCATATTGGATCACCCCTTCCCGGCCATCAAAAATGATAGTTACGTTAAGCATTGTGTTCCCCTTTAATCAAACCGATCACAAAATCCAGAATCGCATCGCCATTAAGTATCGAATTACCGGCATAACGCGGCTCATAGAAGCATTGAAAGGCCATAGAGAATATTTCGGTGGAACGTGTATCTTCGATGGTTTTGGAGCCATACAGGCGCCCCATGTAAGGGTCACTCAGGTTTAAATTGGCAGCGATTTCGCTCCTGCCAAGATCCAGAAGGCCGGCTTCTCCACCAGAAGCCATAAATGCTTTTGCCTTTGCCAGTCGATCGGGATGGCTGTACTCGAAGTGATGCCCCACTTCATGCCACAACACCCCAAGGTCAGAACTGGCGCCAAGGATTAGAGATCCATCGTTCACGCAGGCGGCCGCCCTGGTACGCTCGAGATACTTAATTTCCTTTAGGGTTGATATCCCGCCTCTACATAAACGGTAAATGTCGTTGAGCGCATTCAAAAATGCACCTTCCCCATGCTTTTCATCTATCGTCTCAATGGCCTTTTTGTGGATCTTTATTCCCTTAATCCACTCATTAGCATCCGCTTCAGTAACGTCCGATTCGCTGATAATTTCCTGCGCCAACGCGCGCGCGCGGTCGCATAGATTCACTATCGCTTGTTGGTGATTTTCTGCGGCATCAGCCATTTCATTGATAATCTCACTTACTAACACACTACTTTTGCCGTATTTTTCAGCAGTATCGCGAATTTCTTCGGGGTCATATCGCTCAAGCCAGTTCGATACAGATTTGCGGCGACCATATGTTTGCCCAAAGTTTAGTGTTGGCCCGGACAAATCCACAGCATGAAACGCAGGGAAAGCCGCACGCAATGAATACGGCAACTTCTCAACAACCGCCTTATCACTATCCTGAAGTGAATCGATTTTCGCCTTAACCCTTGATAAATACCCCGTGTAACGCTTCTTGGTGTCTTCGGCTTCAGCAGTCACATCCCCATACTTCATCAGTTCCCTACCACGATCAACGTCATACATGACGGCCACACTGGCTCCGGTAGCGCTTAATGTGCTCTGCCCTTTATCGCTCGATGCAGCGATGATCGCCTTATATACCGCCGCTGGTCGGTATTCTGGCAACATAATCCCCATAGCGGACATATAGCCCTGTGTCAGAATCCGAGATCGCCCAATAACTTTGCTGATCACAGGGTAAGCAGCGCGCGCAGCTGCTATCACTTCTGTTCGCTCGGCTTCATCAGCCATCACAAGCTTGATTGCATAATGGAGCTGGAAAATTTGACCGGAGTTAAAGAGAGCAGACCAATCTGGTTGCTTGAACATGTGGGCATTACGAATTAATGGATGAAGGGTATAGAGGCTTGCCCGGCCATACCGATCAGTAAACGTTTCAATTTTCTTCCCAAGGATACTTGCAGTTAATACCTGGTATCGCTTCAAAGCAGCTGCATCATTGAGGTTGGTCATCGTCAGTGTTTTTATCGCCGCGTTCACAGCTGCGGCTAGCGTTGATAAAGAGCCACTACCATCAAACGTCAATGCCTCAATAATGCGCTTCATACCCTGAACACTGCTTGCATTACGCAACACCGGGAGCACGGCGTCACCGCGCTTTTTTGTCGATTCAAAAAGTGCCCCCGCCAACCCCTTGCCACTTTCGAGCTGCATCTGGTTAGATACCATCTGCAAAACCTCCTGGAGCGACACGCTGCCGCCGCCGAACATATCCCCCATAGCCTGCTGCTGGTGGATCAACTCATCGTTGATACGTTCCGCCATCAGCTTAAAGGCTTGGCCCATACGTTTAGCTGACCGGTTGTTGTCCACAATGAAAAGGGCCAGAGCTTTAGCTTCATCCGTCGCCTCCTCAAACATACCCACTTGCGCTATAACATCCTGGATATGTTGCCCGGACTCCTTAGATCGCCGCACTAGGTCTATTGCATCTTTCAACGCGCCCAGGGCCGTCTTATCAAGGGACGTTACCTCACTGGCCCCTTCCAACAGAGAGCCGACCGTTTCTTTGTGCACATCACCAGAGAGCATAACCATTTGCGCAAAATCACTGGCGGCAGAATTGAGAGCGGTCAACACATTGCGCATTTCTGGATCAGGCTCTTCGGACACCATTTTCACCAATCGGCTATCTTTATAGGCCTTGGCGAAAATGCTGTTTTGCATCCTATCGATCAGCTGTCTTGTTGGCCGGCCATCTTCGGTTAACAAGCCGGCCGCCGCCGTCGCACCGATCTCTTCCATAAACGCCTTCACAAAGGGCGCGTTAGATCGAGATAGCAAATCACCGCTATCCGATGGGGCAAAGAGCTGCATCATCGCAGGTGTAATGCTCTCAGCGTCTACAAAGGCCTTTTCGCTGGCAGACATTTCCTGTAGGTCAGATAGGTTCGAGTCTTTTGCAAACTTCACCCGGTCGACGTCGGTTAAACGCCGACGGACTAAGATTGGCCTTTCCATCTTTTCGATATCCCTGGGTCGGACACCGTAGTCACGTGCATGTTTTATAAGAAACGAGCGGTAATCGTCTGCACGCCCCTCGGCATATGCCCTAATAATCCCCATGCTGCGGCCGTTCCCCGACTCCACAGCATTATCTTCACCGATGATCGGCGCGCCGTGACTTGATAACCCGGAATCGGTAAGTTGAGCCGGCCTTAATGACCGAGAAATATTATTAACTTGGAGTTTACTGGAGAAACGGGTGCGATCTCGCGGCTGGAGTTCTTGTGGGTAAGCCTCGTTTATGCGGCCATCAAGATGATTGGACACCAGAAGCATTGAAGCATCGACTACCTCAAACTGAGTTTTAACCTCTTCACCTTTTGCGGTAACAACATAAGATTTCCGACCATTCCCCAGAGCCTTACGTATTACCTCCACCAGCGCTTTAATGCTGGCGGTGTTTTGGATTTTTTCTATAACTTTTTGCATTGTCATTTCCGAAAAAAAAGACCCGCTATCACACGGGCCAAGCGCTAGAATTAAGCCGCTTCAGGGTGATTCAGTCGTACCCAATTTGAGGCGCCGATTTGCACATCCTCAAAGCTCAAGTGCTCACCCACATAAATGGTCAGATCGTCCAGCACGCTAATGAACTCATCCTTGTCTGACTGATTAAATTTCCCGCTCAAGAAATCGACAACAACTTGGGGTTGGACGTCATGGTCATTAGCTGTAGCGGTTGGTGCTGGTTCCGGTTGCGGTTGCGCGCCACCATACCCGAGCTTGACCATCACCTCATCGATACGGTCGTCATAATCAAGCTTTTCCAGCCCCTTGGCGGCGGCTGACTTTCGCATCAGTTCATCCAACTGATCCGCCAGGTCAAGACGCTCTATTGCTGATAAAATCATGCGGCAGCCCCCTCACGCTGGATGGCGACTAACAAATCTGACAAATGCTGTGCTACGTCGTTTACCAAGCTTTCATGCTCGTCATAAATACCGGCATTTGCCAGAGCACCAACGGCCTGACGAGTGTTTCCTCGAGCCTCTCGGATCTCATCCATATCACTCGTTTGCAGTGATAGAGTCGCCTTCAAAAACTCAACGGCTTTGTTCGCGTTTGTATCAACTTCATTTTCAGACGGGGTTAAAACTGGTGGGGGTTCTCCTGCCGGCGAAGGCGGAATGTCCAGTTCCGGTGAGGGAATTGGAGCGCCAGGAGTTTTAGTCTCCGGTGGTGCAAGTGGTGAAGCTGGTGGTACTTCATTGAAAATGGTTTCTAACACTCCCTCAGCACTCTTACGTTGGGCAAGGCCGGCAGTACGCAAGTTCTTCACAATCGTTCCCAATGAAAGGCCGTCTGGAAGCTCAGTAGCATTGGCCCCGCTTCGCGTCAGATAGTTGCGTAAAAAGTCCTGACTGGTTGCATGAGGCTCTCTACCTTTCAACTGACCGATTAGCGGCTTCAGCAGTTCTATATTCGAAAAAGCCTCCTTCTCATCCTGGCTGTATTGCAAATCAACCAGTTCATAATCAGCCACCTTGTCCGCACTTAGTGGGCTGTTATAGACGGCAACACCATAACGAATGTCATTAGCACCAATGGAGCGCTCAGTTTTAATTCCTGAAGCACTAAAGCCCTCGGGATCATATGTATTCACTGCCCCACCCGGCCGCCAATTTGGTCGAGCTTTCAACCCATAATAATAAAGCGCGCCGGCTTGAGAGGTGTCGGTATCCATATCATCAGCTGCTGCCGCAGTCGTGGTTGCTGGCTGCTCGGTTTCCTCAGCCACCGTAATAGCTTCAAATCCGGCTTTGGTAAGAACTTGTCCATCCTTCACAAATACGTAAATACCTTGCAGGCCAGAGATACGGAAATAGGTATATTGATATCCCGCCGTTTTGGCAGCTTTGTATTTGTTTTTATAGGCAACGGCTTCGGGGGAAGGGCCAACACCGTTTACAGTGATCGAACCAGAAAATGAGATATTGTCGCCGTTACTTTGTGAATACCAGATTGGGTTTTCGCCGGATACCGCTGCTTTTTTTAAAGTAGGGTTCATCGCACCGGTTTGAATACTTGCCAGTGGCACGGTATAGCTGCCAGAAGTGGCAGCAGTTCCCCCCGTGGAAACGCCCAGTTCAGGCATTGGGCTTTGCTTCTGAGTTTTTTTTGCCTTCAGTGACTCGATTGCAGAACTTAAGCGCTCATTTTCTGAGGTCTGCCGGCTAATACTGGCACTGTACTCTTCAATTTGAGCATCGATATCCGCCATTTGCGGCGCCATCTCATCAGCTTTGGCCATTTCATCAATTGCAAGGCTTTCAAGCTTTTCAGCTTCAAATTCCGCAGCTTCAGCATCCAGTTTCAGCTTGTTGTGCTTGTCGCGGCTTTTTGAAAATTTCGAGCTGTTTTTTTCAATCAGATTTGAGAGCGTCTGTGCAGTTTGGTTTAGAGACATATCGCGCCCACCGATCGGCGCCACAACATGAGTAACATCCCGTTTATTCAGAAGAAACTTAAAGGCGACAAGAACGTCTTGAGCTTTCAGCTTAACGTCGGCGGTTGGGCTGTGGAACAAGAGGGAAACGCTCTGACCGTCAGTGAGCGGTATCTTTGCGGCCATAACTGGGATGCCGGCGACCTTTCGAACATTCCCTATTTCGGCGCCACCAGCTGTACTGACGCCAGTATCATCGGTTCCTGCCTCATCTGTGCCGGCTTTTATCCCCGTCCCATTTAAGCCTGAATTGAGCACACGAACAAAGGCGCGCATGGTTTGTGACAAACGGTTCTTCGTGGTGCTAATGGCTTCAAACATCGCCGTTCTGTGCGGATCAGCCAGGTGATCACCAATAAACGCAGACTCAACCTCTTCGACAGTAACGCTTTCAAGCATTAAATCTTCACCACCGCCCTCATTCAGAGAAGCAAATTCCGCATCGGTTACTTGCCGTACATCATAGTCACCGCGATCGACGATCAGTACGCCATTCATTGGATGATATGGATTACTCATGCCGCTACCTCACGTTTTAGAGTCTCAAATTCAGTTTTCAGTTTGCGGCCTTGAGCTTGCTCAGCGCGAAGTTGGTTCTTCAAGGCCTCGGCCCTGGCACGCTTAACCTGTAAATCATTACCTCGCTTAAGCGTAACTGCCTGCGCAGAAGCAATCTTTTGCTTGGCGGCATCGATACGACCATTTTGTTCAGCGAGTCGCTGCGCATTAGATTTAAGGCCGCTTTTTTGGCGAGGGGTTTCCACTCGACCTGCTTTAGCCAGCTTTCGGGCAAGTGATTTGGCAAAAGCTTGGGCATTAGAGGAAATGGCGCCGGCGATGATTTTCGCGAGTGCATCGAGGTCTTTGGCGCCGGTAAATGGAACAGTCTTTTTATTCAGTGAAATGGAGGAGATATCACCCGAATCATTAACCTGAACGGACACCTCTTGCTCGTCCAAAGCTTTCAGGGCAAAGGTGCGTATACGCACTCCGTCTTTTTTTCGAGCAGTGCCGGCAGGGACAACCTTAACGATCTCTGCACCGGCTTTAGTCACGGCCTTTTTTAGTGGTTCCAGGCCTTTCTCATTGAGATTATTGAAGTCTAGGACATGGTATGTCTGCCCGTTCTTCGAAAACAGATTAGCGGGCATATGGCGCCACCTTATCAGCAGGAATATCGAACACTTTCGTAACCACTGACTGGACTGGGAAAAGACGGTAGAGTGGATTAATCCGGCTGTCGCCGTGGGTCATTCGCACAACCAGCTCCCAATTGCCTGATTTCAGATAACGACGATTAAAGAACAGGAATTCTCGGGTTAAACCCTTATCAGAAATGAACAATGACCGGGCTTTGCCGGTAATCACCGTAGTAGGGTCTTTTTTATCTCGAAGGCAGTATTCAACTCGTGCCCCCTTCACATTGCGGCAAGTAGTAAGGAAACTCACCGGAAAACGGATCACCTCATCAATGTATTCTTCTGATCCGGTATCTTGCACAATTGCCTTTCTACGCTTAAACAGAAAGCGGTCTGCCAGCGCGGCCGCAACAACCAGCGCCAGGCACGTTTCACTGATCATCTAAATCCCCTTTTTAATAAAAATGCTTTGTAGTGCGGCTAAAAACTTCTCTTTAGCCACGGTTACGGTTTCTCGTCCGTTATTGCTCGCTACCAGAACTGCCAGGAGCAAGAGAGGTTCTTCCCAGCGAAGGTGCTCAGCTGAGTAGTAAGCGGTGGCCCCCGATACAAAGCTGATTACCAGCTCAGTAAAAAGATTGAACCAATCCCGCTTAATCCTTTCTTCTCGCACCCCTTGGAGGAAAACAGCCAACCCTCCGAGCACTGATAACAGCACAGCAATAACGAGCGTTTGTGTGCTTGTTGGCACGTATTCCTCCGGCTCTGTTGATGCGAAAACGAGACTAGCAAAAGTGACTTTTCAAACTGCCACGTTGTTTTTTAGGCAAAAAAAAAGCGCCCGGAGGCGCTTTAACTGGCAAGGGGAATTACTTAGGATCTTCAGGCCAGGTGATATCAGTTTCTTGAGAAGTATCAATGCGATTAAGCATGACACGGTATGTTTTCCATGCGACTAACTTCTCCTTTTCCTTCTCAGTCGCCATCCCTAATTCAACCGCATCTTGCAAAGGAGCAATTGCATTGCTAGCGCGAGTGATCAGCAAGTATTTTTTGCGAACAGCTTCGACATCTCGTTCCTTTTGACTCAACGGCGGTGCGGCAATCCAGCACGGCAGGCCATCGGTATCCGCCCCCCGGATTTTTCCTACAGGGGGTTGCTCGCGATACTTTTCCCAATACTCTTCAGGAACTGGTTTAACATCATCAGGCCAGTTTTTATTGGTTTCGTAGGCTTCTTGATCTTCCAACACATAGAAAATATTGGTTTTCGCACTGTATCCGTAATTCATAATTAAACCCCAACCGCCCACCAAAATGCGATGCGTTCATTTCCATTCATACCAGAGTCAAATCCTCCCGGCCCCACGTTTAGCGCTTCCATGTTTGCGGATGAGTCCCCCCAATGACCCGCCAATGTTAATTGAACCCCGAAACAGTCCTGTGTAATCCCGCGAGGAAAATTAACGCGGTTTAGATAGTTATCGCCGCGATTGATAACACCACCCTGATGGATATACCCGGTTAGCTCGTCCTTGTACCACCAGGCATTTCTATTCCCGGAAATATGGCTGCGGCTATTAAATGATCCCCAATCGACACGGCCATTGAGATTATTGTTCAGCCAGTTACTTAGGTAGCCACCCCACAGATTGCTCTCAATGTTTCCGTCTGGATGCCAAGTGGTTCCGAAACTATTTTTGACACAAGGAAAGTTACCAGACAAATACAATGAACCATCATTGCGAAACTCAGGCCAGCCATCCGAATTACCGCCGCGCACCCGCCACCGCAAAGCCGTATATTGCCCTACAGTCTCAAGGAAATAAGATTGTGCATATTGGTCACCAGCCCCTTGAAGAATGTAGCCGTTTGTTTGATTAAATTTTACATCACCGCTTTGATAACTATTTATTCCCGATTTTCTAACAAAATCTGGATTATTTAAATTCAATTGGGTGCCTAACGATATGGAACCCGTTTCATTATTGACAGTTAGCGGCCTTAGGTCGTTAAATCCGCCAAATTGGTCATTAGCCTTTGTGAGCAATAAATATAGGTTATCGCCGTCATTACGCCAGAATGTTCCAAACTTGCCGCCAACCATACGGAAACTGTCCATGCTGGTAGACTGAATTTCAGCGCTAGTTTTTAACAGGCCAGTAAGTTGCCCGCCACTCTTCATCAAATAGCGCCCATCAGCCTCGGTCTTACTCCATGCATTAACATCACCAGCCAAGAGATTGACATCGCCGCTTAAAGGTTTACCGTTAACTTTGATAGAGCGAAGAGCATATTTTTGAGCGGCTTGTGCGTCCGTTAATGCTCCTGTTTCTTGCGCAGTAGGCGGCTTGGCTGTGGTATAAATACGTGGATTTGAAGCCTGGTTAGCTTCTGCCCCCCAATGCAACTCATTATCCAGCGCTAAACCAAGGCGCATTAATGATTTATCAGCAACCTGAAAACCAATGGATAGGTTGGACTGTGATGTAGGACGGCTTATCACAATAGGTGTGTGTGCTGCTCCTTCCACACGGAGGGCTTCACTTTCCGATGCCGTACCTCCAGGCTTTATCGCCAACGTCTTTACAGTGCCCCCCGCCAGCAACAAGAATCTAGCGTCAGACTCCTCTTTACTCCATGCTCCAACATCTTCAGCCGCAGGCTTATTACCAGTGTGATAGTACGTGTTTGCTATAAAGCGAATACTTGCAACAGGCACCTTTTCCTGTATGGCAAAGGAATATGCCCAATTTGATAGATTTACTGATGCGGTAACGGTTGTGACAATGTTTTTAGTAAAAGCACCTACCAGTGCGTATATTTCATATTTATTTGCAGATACTTCAACCGCTCTAACTTCGGTTATTGCTGGATTCCCGTAATGGTGACTCGTCACAAGGGCACGATAAGGGTCATTAACTTTTGCCACCGAGTTATTATTTGTTCTAACCATAATTCGCTGGGTTGCGTTATTTCGCTCTGAAGCGTTATAACCAGAGCCACCGATGACATCTATGGTTAAAGTTCCACCATATTGAACCAGGTTAGATATCGTCCCAATAAGAACCCATGCAGGGCTAGTCCCAGTATCAATTCTTAATTTCGCGATGGCCCCATAGTTGTCTGTTATCTCGGAAGTGTCCAGAGTGCCGATATCTGCTGGCTTAGGTTTGTCCAGTTCGGTATAGATCTTTGTCCACCCTTTCTCATACCCAAACCCATCACGCGATGAACGATATGCTATACCGCCATTACCATAGTTAAAGCGGAAATCAGCAGCTCGAGTGCTTCCGGTACCACCTAAATGGAAGTGGAGAACTGACGTCATACCCGTCGCTTGCGTGCTATAGAAACCCGATGGCGCATTCCAAGCAACATCAGTCGCTGTCCCGGTCATACCTCGCGCAAAGTATCGCGAGTCAGATTCAGCCTTGTTATAGGCATCCACATCCCCGGCTAACAGGTTTACATCTGATGTCAAAGGTTTTCCGTTAACCTTAATAGACCTCAAAGCGTATTTTTGCGCCGCTTGGGCATCAGTGAGGGCGCCAACATCTGCGGCTGTAGGCTTGCCGGCAGTTGAGTAGTATTGCGACCAGCCACTAAACGAGCCATTTACATCTGTTGCGGCAAATAGTTTATTCCCATTGCCATGACCTATAAACAAGTAGTGCAAAAAGTTTTGGTTACCTGAAGTGGCAGTTAAATCAATCAGGTTAGTTGTAACATATAGAGAACCCCAGGCCAGTGGAGTCCATTTACTATTCTCCACACTCCAAATACCTGGGGATGTTGGTTTTGCATCGCCAGTCAATACTCTCGACACACCTTTTTTTGCTGCAAAGTTACATCTGGCATCCGCTGCTAATACATCATCAGCGCTAGGCTTATTTCCTGAATGATAGAGATTAACAAACGGTGAATACTTACCCGCATCAGCAGAACGCAACCAAAAATTATTAGTCCCTTTTTCTGATAACAGTTGTAAGCCTCTATGCTCTGTAGCACTAAAATTAACCAGTG